CAAGACTGGATTCTGTAAGTCTTGCGGAACTCTAGCTGTAGTCAATCCACTCGAGAACATCTATCATTGCGGCACATGCGGAGTTCAAACTCAGTTCTTGATGAAGACCATCCCTTATGCCGTAAAGCTGTGGTCTCAGGAACTAGAGGCTATGCACATCGTTCCACGAATGGTATTTGAATAAATGTAATAATTATAATATGACAGATTATGACTTCATAGAAATTGGTACAAGCGATTTTGATACATTATTAGAATTATCTACATCCGATACTTTTGGAATCTCAATTGATCCTCTAAAAATTTACTTAGATAAATTGCCCGATAAGAAAAATGTTAAAAAGATTAATTGTGCTATTTCAAATAGATGTGGAACTATTGATATTTTTTACATTGAACCGATTACAATAAAGAAGTTAAAATTACCAGATTGGATAAAGGGTTGTAATTCTATTACAGCCCCACATCCAACAGTTTATAAGTTATTAAGTGACATGAAATATAATCCATTAGATATTATTAGGAAAGATAGTGTAATTGTAAAGGATATTAAAACATTAATGATTGAAAATAATGTAAAAAGTATTAAAACTCTAAAAATAGATACCGAAGGACATGATTGTGTAATATTGGATAATTATATCGATTATTGTCTAATCTATCCAAATTTATTTGCTAAAAAAATAATATTTGAAACAAATGTGTTATCTAGCAAAGATTCGCAAGACCATATAATAAATAGATTAATCAGTAATGGGTATTCGTTGATTTCACGCAATACTGATACAATTCTTAATTATAATTAATAATGGACTTTACATTCGGCATTATCACAAGTGGTGGGTCGGATTCATTTATTGAACGAATAATTAAAACAATAAAATCTCAAAATATTCCAAATTATGAAATAATAATTGTAGGTCAAACATTATTAACTGGAGATAATGTGCGTGTAATTGAGTTTGATGAAACTATTAAACCAAAATGGATAACTAGAAAGAAAAATTTAATATGCCAAAACGCAATATATGAAAATATAGTTTTACTACACGATTATATTGAACTTGAAGATGGTTGGTATTCTGGATTTTTAAAATACGGTAATAACTTTGATATTTGTAATACACGAATAGTTAATAACGATGGTACGCGGTTTAGAGATTTTGTATTATTTAATAATGGACTTATCCGTGAACTAAATAATATACTAGGAAATAGAACATATCTACCATACGACACTCCAATAAATAAAATAAATAAAATTATGTATATATCCGGTTCTTATTATATAGTAAAAAGGAGCATTGCCTTAAAATTTCCCCTAAATGAAGAATTATGCTGGAATCAAGGGGAAGATGTGGTTTTTTCTCATACATTACGGTCTAATAATATCTTATTAAAATGTAACACACACAGCTCAGTAAAATTATTAAAACAGAAGGAAAAGACCGATAGAGAGGAATTAATTAATCCCAAAGATCTACAAATATTAAATAGTATGTCGCTAGATACTTTATCAAATGCCCAATATAATCATCAGCAAATATGGACCCTCGAACAATTTAAGATAAGAATATAATGGATAAGATTATTGTAACTGCGTATTATCCTGTAAACACTGGAAAGCATTCTCACACCAATTATAATGAATGGATTTCAAATTTTTTCCAGTGTGTAACATCGCCTATTATTTTTTTCTGTTCGTCAGAAATGATTGATATATTAAAACGCAAATCAAACTCAAACGTAACATTTGTAGGAAGAGAATTTAACTCATGGGAAATGATGAAAGAATCTCGAATGCCGAAATGGAGAGAATATTGGAATGTTGATCCTGAAAAGAATATCCACTCCCCAGAACTGTATGCTATATGGGCTACTAAGCAGGAATTTGTTAGAGAAGCTATAAAACTTATTGATAGTAAATTGTATATATGGTGTGATGCTGGATATTTTAGAACTGTAAGAGAATGTAGTTTTAAAACCGTTGGGAAATATACTCAGCCTTCTAAAATAACATGTTTATATGTTGGGAATGTAATTGGTGGAGGTATGATAGTTGGTGATCCAAATGCGTGGGAAATATTTTCACAGAATTATTTGGACGAGTTGAACAAAAATATTAATGGAAAAGAACAGGATATTTATATCAAAATTGTTAATAATTCAAATGCTGTAATTGTGACTCCTACCAAACAATATGGCGATCCGTGGTTTTATTTATCTTATATATTCTCAGTTTAAGGTTATGTTAACTATACAACTTGGTGGAGGGGTTGGAAATCAATTATTTCAACTTGCCTTTCTAGAGTATGCGTCTCGCTTATCTAGACAGCCATTATGTATTGCCGATTTGAAAAGCCCCAATACAGTACATGGTGGTTCTGGATATTATACTACAATTTTTAAGCACTGGAGAAGATTCTATAAATATATGCCGATATCAATGCGTATTATTCGTGAGAACTCTAAAATGCGTTATCAAGATTGGTCTACTATATCAAACTGTAAATTAGTAGGATATTTCCAGAGACATGAATATATTCCAGATGACTTTGTCAATAAGCTGTCATTTGACGAAGGTGTTCTGGCAAGATATCCCGATATTTCATCAAAATACTTTATACATATACGTGGTGGGGATTACAAGGGAAATTCATTTCATCAATTAGATCTCACAAATTACTATAAGAAATGTTTAGAGCTCTGTAAAGGCAAAGAGTTTGTTATCTTTACGAATGATATCCCATATGCTAAAGAAGTATTACCAGATTATCCAATAATCCAAGAGAATGAATTAGACACTCTTTTACTAATGTCAAGATGTGCTGGATGTATTTGTGTCAATTCAACTTTCTCGTGGTGGGGGGCTTTTATGAATCGCAATCGCTCAATTTACTTTCCTTCTAAGTGGGGTAATGATCCAACGATGGATTTCTCAGGATTATATTTTCCAGGTTGTAATATCGTGGATTTATAATGGATAAGATTGAAAAAGTCGTTTATATTAATTTGGCACATCGGACAGACAGAAGAGTTCAAATAGAAAACGAGCTTTCTGTTTTTCCACGAGAGAAGGTTATCCGGTTTGATGCGATTTATGAAAAAGATAGAGGACATCTTGGTTGCTCAAAAAGTCACATAGCAGTTCTTGAAATGGCTATTAGAGAAGAATGGAAAAACTATCTTGTTATTGAAGATGATATGATTTGGGATAAGTTTGATTCGGGATCTCAAATTTTGAATGATCTTTTTGATAAGAACCCCGATGTAATAGTATTAGGTGGAACATCGATATCTTTTTATGATAACTACAAATTAAGCAAATGCTCTTGTACAACGGCTTATTTAGTTTTTAATGATTATTACCGAACATTGTTATCTAATTTTAAAGAAGGTGCATCTTTACTGGAAAAGAGTTATAACTCTCATACTCCTTACGCAATTGATCAATATTGGAAAAGTCTTCAAGCCAGAGATAACTGGTATATTGTATATCCTATTATGTGCTTTCAGCGCGCAGGATTCAGCGATATAAATCAACGAACTCAGAAATTAAAAACTGCCGATTACAGTCGTAAGCAAAATTCTATTTTAGATATTTTGAGACGTAAGAAATAATGTTCAATAAGTATTTTATTGAGCTTTTGGGCGTCGTAACTATCATTTATGCGAAGTTACTCACAGAAGCCGATCCAACTATAATGGCTATCGTATACTTTGCGATGTTCAGTATGGCAAAAGGAATTACAACCGGTTACTTTACACCCATCGGAAGCGCTGCAGCATTTATGATTGGACGAGTTACTCGAGAGGATTTTATGTATAATTTGTTAGCCCAACTTGGCGGGACTTTAGCGGTAGCTATAACATTCTTACCAGTAAAGACTTACATAGATTTAGCGTCATAAAAGAAATGAGCCTATATGTTTATATTCCTGATCAAAGCCTTCGCAATGCCACGAGCATTCATTTGAATAATCGTCGCTGGACGGATTCTGGGTTTGATCTTCTGTCGCCTTTAATGAAGCTATCTTTTAATGCTACTCGCCTTGGAGTTGAGATGAAGCTTGGGGCTCATTTTGCTGCGGTTGATGAGCAGGATAAGCCAGTTCCTTATCTTCTACTGGCTCGTTCTTCCACTTCATTGACTCCTCTACGTATGTCTAACCAGATTGGACTCGCAGACGCAGGATATCGGGGTGAGCTTATTGCTCGTGTTGACTGTCTAGGTAATGATATTGATTATCATATTGAGTTTGGTCGTCGTCTTTTTCAGGTAGTTCAGCACAATTGGCTTCCTTGGAAGAAGATTGTTCTAGTCGATAGCCTGAACGATCTTCCTGCACCACCTGATAATCGGGGAGCGGGTGGTTTCGGATCAACTGGACACTAAATCCCGAATGAGAACTAATGAAATTCCATCATGAATAATAGCTCCCCAGTAAGCAGAATACCATGATGTCTTGAAACCAAGAATCATCGTGGCAATCACAACAATTGATCTTAGAAAAGTATTTATTAGTAAATTTGCTGTAGGAAACCACCAGAAGTTCATTATAGTATAAAGAGTTTAGATACTGCCTAATATTGGTATTAGGCGGGATGAGTATCTACAGGAAATTAAAAATAAATAGTCGCCCTCGGCTGGAAAATTTTCTCCCGAGAATTTTTTCTTGATAGATGACATAACAGCAAGATGGGGGGTGGATTAATGCAGCTCGTTTCATACGGTGCACAGGATGTTTATATCTCAGGTAACCCCCAGATCACGTTCTGGAAGATCCTATACAAGCGTCACACGAACTTCGCGGTAGAGTCCATCGAGGTAACATTCAACGGTCAGGCCGACTTTAACAAGCGTGTAACGGCGATCATCAACCGTAACGCGGACATGATGTACAAGACGTACCTCCAGGTTGTTCTCCCCGAGGTTCTCCCCACAACGGCTGCAACGAACCAGGCTCGCTGGGTTCACTTCGTTGGTCACCAGCTCATCAACATGGTTGAGGTAGAGATCGGTGGTCAGCGTATCGATCGCCAGTATGGTGACTGGATGCAGATCTGGACGCAGCTCTCGACGGAGGCGGGCGCTGTTCGTGCACTCAACTCCATGATTGGACAGACGGCGGCGCTCACGTTCCCCACGCAGGCGAGCGGCAACCTCCCTCCCCAGCCATGCACCAGCAATGGTGCACCCTCATCATGTGGTGCTCTCTCACGCCTCCCTGCCACGACGCTCTACATCCCTCTCCAGTTCTGGTTCTGCCGCAACCCTGGTGTAGCGATCCCACTTATCGCCCTCCAGTACCACGAGGTTCGCATCAACGTAGAGTTCAACTCAGTCCAGCTCTGTGCCTGGCAGGGACCCAGTGTAGGGGGTGGTCCTTCGCTGTCGCTAAGCAACTTTGGATCCCTCGCGGCTGCGTCGCTCTACGTCGACTACTGCTACCTCGACACGGAGGAGCGCCGTCGCTTCGCCCAGCAGAGCCACGAGTACCTGATTGAGCAGCTCCAGTACACAGGTGCGGAGTCTATCACGTCCTCTTCCAACAAGATCCAGCTGAACTTCAACCACCCGTGCAAGGAGCTTGTATGGGTTGTTCAGCGGGACTCA